AGCCGCCACGTTACGCCAAGCTCATCCGACGTTACCCGCATACTGAACTGGCGACCACGCAGGCGGAGATACTTGATCTCGTCCCCGTCCGTAAACGTAAGCGTAGTGCTTTGCAGGTAGGATCCTTGCGGAAAATTGCGGACCGCAATGTCGAAGTCCACCGCCGGAGCGACGTTCACCGAATCCTTAAACTGTACGTCCGGAAGCATCCGTGAAATGTAGACGAACTGTTCGCCGTCTCCGATGTCAACCGGACTGGACTGAACAAACGAAACAATGGGCGCGGCCGGGTTGAACGTCCCGTCGTCAAAGCCGACCTCGTGGTAATACAGGAAGCCATCGTCGTTGGCGGCAATCGGGTAGTCGAAAATCCCCCGGTCCATCCACGCCGTGCGGCCAAAAGCGCCGTAATACCAAGCCTGCTCAAGGTAGTTGAACACCACATACCGGTCGAGCGCGTTGCTGTTTTTTGACGGGTAGAACCACCACACCTCGGCGTGCTCCGTGTTTACGCCGGAAACGACTTTTTCCCGCTGGAACGTGTTCAAGTCGTTAAAAATGTAGTCGCGGACGGTACACGGAAGGCGCTGCACAGCACCGGTGTAGACGTAGAACTCCGATTCGCCCATCCAGTAAACTTGGTCGTTTACCGACGCCACAGCGTTCGGGCTCATAATCGTGATTTGTTCCGAAATCGCGTTCACACCAAAAGTGAAAGGCGGGCCCAGATACTGCATCGCATACAGAGTGGTGTCGGTGAAAACGAGAACCTGCTGGCGCGTTTCGACCGCAGTAATGATCTCCGAGCCCGAGCCGAGACGCAGATCGCCCGCCGTATTCGTTGCCGTAGACTCCCAATCCAACACGTTTTCTTGGTCCGAGAACCGGATCAACAGGGGATCCTGCACTCCGGGGTTCGTCTGGCTGTCACAGCCAAAGGCAATCACGTGGCGGTCGCGGTCAGATACCAGAACCTGTTTGGCAATCGTCGGCGCCGCATTCGACCCGGCAAGCGCCGTGATGTTCACGCCCCGCGTGCCAACGCCGTTCGTGGCATCCCAGTAGTAAATCCCGCCGTTGCGGACGTTGTAAAGAAGGTCTTCGCCAAAATTGTCCTGCGTCCAAAGGCGCATCGTGTTCTGCACAACCGGGTCAACGCCCGGATCACCCCAGCCTGCCCGGCCCCAGCCGCCCGCACCCCAGCCCGCACCGCCAACCTGCGTATCGAGGCCAACCGTGATCTGGTACGCGCCGATAACCGCCGCGCCGCCGTTCCCAGAGTCAGAGGCCGAAGCCAAGACCGGCGTCGGATCAAGCTGGCCGTCAACGGTTATCTCGGTGAGCGTCGCAGGCACGCGCGCTTCAATGTAGTATGAATCCGCGTCGATGATCTCAACGATTTGATATTCTTGGTTTAGCACGTCAGCCGTGATGTTGCCGCCAAGACTGACAGCGCCGCTGAAGGTGACGAAATCGTTCAAAACTGCGCCGTGGGCCGTGTCCGAAACAACGAGGCGCGCGGATCCCGCCGTCGCTGCAAAAGTCACGGCTCCCGCCGCGGTCGTCGTGCGCAGCGGCGTGATGTCGTTAAACGCACCACCCCGTTCGATGTAGAACTTTAGGTGCGTCCCGACGCCAATGAACTGATCTTGATCCAGCGTAACCCAAGGATGCAGGCTACGGCATGTTCCAAGATACGACTCAAATGAGCGCTTCTGCCAACCGCCGATTTTCTCCGGAAAACCCTTCTGAAAACGGACATTGCTACAGTCGTGCCAGCCCCCTTCGTTCGTGTAGGAGCTGACCTCTCGGTTAATCCCGGGCCGGAACTGTAGCTTCGTCAGGGGCATGTTTAGCCGATCTCTTCATAGCTCACGATGACTTTAAGGTCGCCGCCAGCGCTGGCCGTCGCGCCAATCGACCGGTTCTCCTCAAGATAAATCGGGATGTTCTTGTCAATCACGACAAGATTTTCGTTCGCCCCGACCGCCTTCGCTTGGATAATGTCGGTCGGCGTGCCACCAAGATTGTCCTCGCTGTAGTAAGCAATCGTGATGTCGGCTGAGTTGCTACCGTCAACGTTCGCCACGATCAGCGTGTTGACCTTGAAGACAACGCCGGACGCATCCGTGTTGCTCAAAACCTCCGTGGCGCTGGTCGTTGTAAGATTGGTCGTCGCCGAGCGTCCGTAGATCGACGTTGCCGCAATAAGGTTTGGTGCAGCCATGGTGGGCTCTCCTATCCAAAGATCAGCGCCAGCGCAAAAGCCGTGCTGTTACTTGCTGTGTTGGTAAAGGCCAAAGTCCCCGACCCGTTCGTAGCCAAAACCTGATTGGCGCTGCCGTCCGATGTCGGAAGCGTAAACGCCGTGATGAAGGACTGAAGGTTGGCGTCATAGGCAAGAACGTCCGTCCCGATCACCAAACCAAGGTTTGTCCGTGCCGTCGACGCGCTGGCAATGTCGGAAAGGTTGTTCGCCGCGAACAAATACGGGGTGAACGTGGCCGTAAAGTCGTAAACCGCGGCCCCCGCGCCAGCCCCGTCCGAGTAAATGATCGCAGTCTTTCCGTCTGCAATGGTGACATTCCCGCCGGAGCCCTGCGTGAATACCGCGCTCTCGCCACTGTTGTTTACGACAAAGTAGAGCTTTTGCGCATCGTTCGGCGAAACCGTGATGGTGTTTGTTCCAGACGGGCTTCCGCCCAAGACAAGCACCCGGTACTGGCCCTCCGACAAAGTGCCGTCGCTCGTGGTGAGCGTATGCGTCGTGCCGGAAAGAGATATGGTCCCAACCCCGCTGGCAACGCGGTCAAGGATGTCATAGTTGGTGTTCGCGGTCGTGCCCCATGTGCCCGACAATTCGCCAGTGGCTGGTTTTTCGACCCCGCTATTCGTCGTGTATGAACTTGGCATGGCGCATCCTACGGCTGTATTTCGACCCAGAGCGTGTTCACGTCAGGGATAATGTTTCCGTACACTAGCACATCTCCCGCCGATGCAACAGCGGACACACCCGTAAGCGAAACGTTGGCGTCACCGTTGATCGAAACGTCACCCACGGCCCCCGCGGCCGGTGTCGGAGACACCACCGGGATGACGGAGTTGAGTGCAATGAAGACGTCCCCCACAGCTCCGGTGCCGCTGACGCCGGTGAGCTGAACCAGCGCGGTGCCGGTAACGGTAACGTCGTTGATCTGCCCAAGCATGGCCGGAGCAGACACATAAACATTGGCGCCGCCAGTCGCCGTCACGCCGTTTACTGATGCGGTGCCCGCGACGCCCGTGACAGAGATGACTTGGCCGGTGTTGACGGTCGGTGTGCCTATCTGGCCAGTAACAGATACCCCTGTTACCGGGACGGCCGTGCGAGGTACGTCACTCTCATCCGCGAGCGGAAGCGCGGCAAGTGGCGCGAACCCAAGCACTTATTAACCAGCCAGTGCGGCATTTACGGCCGCAATAGCTGCGTCAATGACGGTGATGACGTTTGGTTTTTTCTCGGCCATCTCGGTCCCCTTTCGTGCCTATGGTTGCGAGGGCCACGTTACGGAGTACGGAAAACCCTCTTGTTCCGGTATATCACGAAGCGCCTGACGATACGACGCCCATTCGGGCGTCATCGTGTTGTCGCTAAGAGCCATCCAGTCGGTATCTTTTAGGAGTTGAGCACGGTGCGCACGAATGTTTTCTTCGGCCTGATCCAGCGATAGCTCAACTATCTGCCAGACCTGTGTCCACTCGCCATCGACCATCTGCACAGTCTGCGTGTGTCGGTGCGTCTTGCTGTCAATCTGCGGGGCAGGGGTGCTCTTAACAGAGTACACGTCAAAAGTTTCCAGTATCTCCGCAGGGATTTCCTTTGGAAAGCTGGTCTGTGGGTTATCACGGCGAAGCTGTCCGATTGTGTATGTTTTCGGACTGCCGTTTGTAAGTTTTATAAACATAGTTACCCCTCTTGGTTATAAGTCGTAAGCTAAAACAGCGTTAAAGCTGCCGCTGATTATATACACCTTAAGGCCGTCGTGACGGAAAAAAAGGTCTGTGGGGTTATCGACGACTGCGCTTTGTGTGTACGACGCACTGGAAATGTCCCAAGCAGTGCTGAGGCTATACTCGTATATAGCTTCACTGGCGTTGGAGGTCTCAGCACTTGCCACGTACATCTTCGTGCCGTCAGGCTTAAAAAAGACGCCCCTAACCTGAAGGGTTTCGGTGGCTACACTAAAATTACGAACGTACGAGGCACTG